TGTTGGGTTGCGAGACTTGGGATGAATCTTTATGGACTGAGCAGAACTCATGCGTTAAATTTTCTCAGATGTTTGTTTTATGATAAACAATCATAAAGGTGAATGGTTTAAAATTATTGATGGAAAAAGGGTGCACCAGAACAGGTGCCTCTGCTGTAACAAAAGTCATGCTGAGCTGAAGCAAGACTTCAAAAGGTTTTCAGAACTCAGGCGTGATCTCGAGCATGACTCAAAAACCAGAACAATGGTTCTTACAGGATTCTCAGACTACATCGGTACTGAAAACATTGGCAGTCATTATTGGTATACTTGGCATGGTGATCCTTGCAGGAGCTGTGGTGGCGCACCTAAAAGCATTGGCGAATTGTTCTTGGCAGTTTATTCTGAAGGACAGTGGTATTGTAATGAATGTTATGCAAAAACTCCAGTTGATCCAAAAGGTAATTGGCCATTCATGCCATTTAATGATGATGAAGACTTTACTTAGTGGCCAAAGAACGCTATTGTTAAAGGGAATCTTCGCATAGGATTCCTCCCCCAAACTTAGCCCTCCTGAAAAGGAGGGTTTCTTTTTGTCAAAAAATCAGCGATAGTTGTGACAGTTATTTTTACGGTTGACCACTGGAACTAAGGTTAAAAGGAAGAAAATATGCCTCCAAAGAAGCAAAAAGGCTCTGATGCGAAGATGCAAGTTCAGAGGCCTGTTAAGAATGGACCACCAGTTAAGCCAGAAAACTGGGATGGGCGGTTTAAATCAGTTGAGCCAATGGCCAATCAGAAGTCCAAAAGATCAAAGCCATACAAATGGAACCACCACACAACAATAAATTGGATCATGGGCCAAGCAGACCCAGTTGGATTCCTTGCGGATGTTATGGCAGGGAAAGAGATCTTTAATGTTTATAAAGAAGATGGTGGGGAAATTTCAAATGTCGGGAAGATTGGAGCAGACCCAGACCTACGTGTTCTGGCCGCTAAAACTCTTCTCGGTAAATGCGTCCCTGATTTGAAAGCAGTTGAAGTTACTGCACAAATTGAAGAGAGAAAGGTGCTGGACATCAGCAGATTGAGCGACAATGACCTCACCACAATTGAACGAGTTCTTGAACACGCTGTCATTGAAGGAAGTGAGAGCGGAGAGGATGAAGAGATCGCTGAAGGAGTTTACGAAGAGCTCATGGCCAACGATTGAGCCAGGACGAGACTTCCACGACAACTGGCACATTGATGCTATCAGCGAACATTTACAGGCTGTTGTTGAAGGCGACATCAAGCGTCTGATAATAAACATACCACCTCGGCATATGAAGTCAATCTCAGTTGCAGTTGCCTTACCAGCTTGGACTTGGACCATCCAGCCAGAGAAAAGATTCTTGTTCGCGTCATACGCTTCATCACTTTCCGTCAGAGATTCGGTTAAGTGTCGTAGGCTTATATCAAGCCCATGGTACCAGCATCACTTTGGTGACAAGTTTGATTTAACAGGAGACCAAAACCAAAAGCAAAGATTTGAGAACGACAAAACTGGCATGCGCATAGCTACTTCAGTTGATGGTGCGTTGACTGGTGAGGGTGGTGACATCATCGTTATTGACGACCCGCACAATGTTCGTGAAGCTGAGTCATCAGCAGTTAGAGAAGGTGTTCTTGATTGGTGGGACCAAGCGATGCAAACTCGCCTCAACGATCCAAAGACTGGTGCCTTTGTAATTATAATGCAGCGAGTGCACGAGAATGACTTGACTGGGCACATATTGGCGAATGAACATGACGATTGGGATCATTTATGCTTACCTGCTAGATATGAAATCGGGCATCCAAGCGAAACAAAATCATCACTCAGCTTCACAGACCCCAGAACAAAAGAGGGTGAGCTCCTCTGGCCAGAAAGAATTGATGAGCAAACACTTGCCAATCTCGAGAGGTCATTGGGTACATATGCCGCCGCAGGTCAACTGCAGCAACGCCCAATGCCAAAAGGTGGGGGAATCTTGCGAGCTGAATGGTGGGTTCCATGGGAGAGTGATGATCTGCCCGAGATTGAATATGTAATGCAATCTTATGATACTGCATTCTCAACAAAAGAAAAAAGCTCCTACTCAGCTAGAACAACTTGGGGTGTGTTCCGCAAAAATGGCCAGATAAATGTTATTGTTATTGAAATGTGGTATGACAGAGTTACTTATCCTGAGCTGAGAACATTAGCACAAGAGGCTTATGAAGAGTGGCAACCAGACGCAGTGATGATTGAAAAGAAAGCATCTGGCCAAAGTTTGTTGCAAGATTTGCGCATGGCTGGCGTCCCTGTCATTGAGTATAACCCAGACAGAGACAAAGAAGCACGTGCCCATGCATCATCAGCTTTGTTGGAGGATGGAAGAATTTACTTTCCTGCAAACAAAAAATGGGCTAAAGATTTAATAGACATATGTGCTGCGTTCCCAGCTGGAGACAATGACGATATAGTTGATACTTGCACTCAAGCATGGTTGCGTTTGCGCAAAGGTTGGTTTATTAGTCACTCCACTGATTATGAGGATGATGAGCCCACTGAGACAAGAAGGATAACTCTGTATGGCTAGACAACCTATACCATTCGCTGAAGGCTCTCCCCCAGATGATCTTCAAATTGAAGATTTTGGTGATGATGAAGTTCTGATTGGCGACCCAGAGCTAGATATAATGCAAGATGTTGATAGCGAGTTTGATTCAAACTTAGCTGAAGAGATTTCCGAAAAAGAATTAAAGGCCAAAGCATCTTCGCTTATAAAGATGTATGAAGAAGACAGAGAGGCTCGCTCTGATTGGGAAGAACGATACAAAGCTGGTTTGCGTACTGTTGATCCTGATGGCGGCATGAGTGAAGAAGAAGATGCCAGAGCCAGTCGCGGTTTGAGCACTGTTGTTCATCCTATGATCGCAGAAGCTGCAACCCAGTTTAATGCAAGAGCAATCGCAGAGCTATATCCATCTGGTGGTCCTGTCAAAAGTATAATTGTAGGCAACCCAGACGAAGAAGTTGAAGAGCAAGCTCGTCGCGTTAAAGATTACATGAATTACCAAATCACTCAGGAGATGCCAGAATATTTCCCTGACCTAGACAAGATGCTCTTCCAGCTACCATTGGTTGGCCATGCTTTTAAAAAGGTTTGGTGGGATGCTAATTTAGATCGTCAGTGCTCAAAGTTTGTTAAAGCTGAAGACTTTGTTGTTGCACCAGAAAGCACAGACCTTTACACATCGCAAAGATACACCCATTTAATCCGCATGCCGCGCAATGACTTTAATAAATATGTTGCAGCTGGTTGGTATCTGAACAGTGAATATTCTGGTGACGGAATTGACCCATCTGGTGATACAACTGAAGACATTGAGGGTGTTGATCCATACAGCAACTCAGACGAGACAATGACTCTTCTTGAGATGCATGTTTATGATTCTTTTGATGGCATTGATGGTGCTGAAGATTCAGATGGCGATGATAATGTTGTCGGGGTGCCGTATGTTATAACAGTTGATTATGACGCAGAGAAAGTTTTGAGCGTCAGGAGAAACTGGGACGCAGAAGACGAAAAGATGAAGCGTCTTGACTGGTTTGTGAGCTACCCATTCCTTCCTGGAGTTGGTTTTTATGGGTTTGGCCTTTATCATTTAATTGGTGGCCTAGGCAAAGCTGCAACAGGTTCACTTAGAGCTTTGCTTGATTCAGCTGCATTCGCAAACATGCAAGGTGGCTTTAAATTAAAAGGCAGAGTCACAGGTGGCGAGCTTCAGATTAATCCTGGAGAGTTTGCTGATCTTGATGCGACTGTTGATGATGTTAACAAAGCCATTATGCCTTTGCCATTTAAGGAACCTAGTGGTGCGCTGTTTAATCTCCTCGGATTTATAACTGAGGCTGGTCAGCGTTTTGCTAATACTTCAGACATGAATGTTGGGGATGTCAATCCCAATGCCCCAGTTGGCACGACAGTTGCTTTAATAGAGCAAGGCAGCAAATCATTCTCAGCGATTCACAAACGCCTGCACTACGCACAAGGCCAAGAGTTCAAATTGCTGGCTAAGTTGAATGCGAAGTATCTGCCTGACCAGTTTGAGTTTGCTGTGTCTGGTTCTTCAGAAATGATTTATGCGGCTGATTTTGATGCTCGTATTGATGTCATTCCAGTCAGCGACCCGAACATCTTCAGCACAGCACAACGCATCGCACAAGCCCAATCAATTTTGCAAATGGCCAATGCAGCTCCTCAGCTTCACAATATATATGAAGCCTACAAGCGCATGTATGAAGCAATTCGCATACCAAACATTGACCAGATCCTCATTGAGCCAAAAGAGGCAGTCAGACTTGATCCAATTGATGAGAATATGAGTGTTATGTATGGCAAGCCTATCAGAGCTTTTCCTGAGCAAGACCACGACTCTCACATAGCAGTGCACATGCAGTTTATGCAGGATCCATCTTTAGCAGGGAATCCTGGAGCTGCAGCCATGCAACCACTTCTTGTTGCACACATTGCTGAGCATGTTGCGTTGTTGTATCGTCAGCGCATGCAAGCATCTATTGGCGTGCCTATGCCAACAATGCCTAATTTAAGAGACCCAGACTTTGAGTTTGAGGATATTGATCCTGCGATGGATATGATCATAAGCCAAAAAGCTGCACAGGTAGTAGCCAAATCACCTCAGATGGAAGCTATTAAGCCTTTGACAGCATTAGCTGGCCAGCAGCAACAAAATCCATTGGAGTACGCACAACAGCTCGCTCAATTTGAAGCCCAAGCACTTCAGGCGAGAACTCAAGCACAAATCGCTAATGATCAGGCCAAAGCTAAAAATGCCATGGACATTAAGCAAGCACAAGCTCGTCAGGATATGGAGATTGAAATGGCCAAAGCCCAAGCTGATCTTCAAGCCAAGGTTGCAAAACTAGAAGCTGATTTGCAAATTGAAAGAGAGAAAAATTCAGCTAAACTACAAATGGAGATGATTAAAAATGGCAATGTCTGATAAAATGCAAATGGGATCGATTAGCGATCAAGAACTTCAAATGATGATGCGAGCTCCTTCATCGGGATCGATTAGCGACAGAGAAGCTCAAATGATGGAATCTTCTTTAATGCCAATGCTCCCTCCTGAGATGTTAGATGCGATACAAACTTTAATATCAATGGGTATGACCCCAGATGAAGCTGTCAATCAAATAGCAACTGAAGTTGACCCAAGTCAATTTTCTGGCCAAGTAGGTGCATTACCACAAGGCCAAGTTCCAAATGCTGAGAAGCAAATGATGCCTCAAGAAGCTCCCATGGATCAAAACCAAATGGCTGAGTATCTTCAAAACAAAGTTGCAGAGCTCAGAAGCAGAACAGGCGGCCAAACACAAATGGGTGCGTTGCCTCAGGCGAACAGCATGCCACCCCAAAGATAGGAGCATTTAATGGCTGAGAATAATGGTGATCCTTTTTCTTTAAAAAATTATCAAAATTTGCAAAGAGGTTTTGACAGGACAAATCCATTCTCTCCATCTTCTGGGAGTTTGACAAAGTCTAATATTTTCGGCGCACTGTCAACCCTAGGAAGCAATGTTCTTGAAAAAGCATCACCTGTTGGTGCAGTGCTTAGCGCAGGCAATATTTACGGAAACATAAAGTCTGAGCAAGCTGCAGCAGAAGCAATGAAAACAGACCCAAAGTATGGCGCAACATTAATTGGCCCAACGATTCAAAATATGGTTAATATGGCACCCTCAGCATTATCCCTAGCAAGAGCTGAAGCTGACACAGATGGGGATGGAGTTGTAACAAATAAAGAAAGTCAAAATTTCGGAATGTCAAAGGGGTTGACTTCTTACGATCTCGGAATTGATATGGACAGGCCAACTACTAACTTGTCAAGAACTTTCTCGCAAGGAGCTGGTGTAGGCACATCATCTTTCTCTTCACCCCCAGCCATTGATACAAGTTTAAATCAAAACCCAACCAATCCCGCAAATTTTACAAATAAAGACTTTGGCACAGGAGGTCCACCATCAGGTGTGGGCAATCAACCTCAAAAACCAGATGATAATAGTGGTGGTGGTGGTTTAACTTTTATATGCACTGTGCTTCATGAAAAAGGCGACATGCCACCATCAGTCTATAAGTATGACAAATTTTATGGAACGATAGTTGATAAAAACATTTTTGACGGTTATGCTTTATGGGGAAGACCCCTCGCTAGGTTAATGAAGCGCAACGAAATAGTTTACAAAATCGCAAAGCCCATTGCGTTATCTTGGGCAAACCAGATGGCATATGATAAGTCAAACACCATCTGCGGCAAGAAAAGCATAACAGGCACACTGATAAAATATATCGGAGAGCCATTGTGTTACGCAATTGGATTTACAATTAACAGGAGTAGAAAATGGCTGAAGTTAGCGTAGACAATATGGAAAATAATGCAGAACTATTTATGCATAAGATGGGTTTTGCTCATGACACTGAAGGTCTAGAGCTGAGTGAAGATCAGCTTGTTAATTTCCTTTTGCTTTGTCACCAGATGGAATATGGCATTGGTGAAGAGGAAGAAGAAATGATGGAAGAAGATCATGATGGCATGAAAGTCAAAATCATGAAGGTTGACAGCGGTGACATGCGCGGTGTTATGGATGAGTTGCTCGGACATGGCAGTCCAAAAATAATGGATTATTAAGATGCCATCGACTGCTGCTAGCTTTGGGAATAAGAAAAAGATAACTCGGAGAGCTTAATGGCTGCAAAAAAGCCGAAAAGAGATGCCTGTTATAAAAAGGTCAAAGCTCGCTACACAAAAGGTGGTGGGACTTGGCCATCAGCTTATGGGTCTGGGGCATTAGTAAAGTGCAGAAAAGTTGGCGCAAAGAACTGGGGCAACAAGAGTGGCAAAAAAAAGAAAAAGTAGCGGCAACAGCCTGAAAGACTGGTTTGGCCAGAACAAAGGCAAAGGTTGGGTCAACTGCAAAACAGGTGGTGCGTGCGGTCGCAAGTCTAAAAAAGCTGGTGGTGCGTATCCAGCATGCCGCCCAACAATGGCACAATGCAAATCAAAAGCTGGCAAAGCAGCAACCAAAAGGAAAACATCAGCCAAGCCTGTAAATTGGAAAAAGAAAAAAGGAAAGAAGTAATGGGAAAAGGTTTAAAGCATTATTTTAAAAACGGCAAAGAGCACAAAGGTGCTACCCACAAAGACGCCAAAGGCAGAGTGATGTCTGGCAAAACGCACACAGACTCAAGCAAGTTTTTAGTCCACATGAAAGACTTGTCTGATAAAGCCAAGAAAGTTGCCAGAGCATAATGGCTGAGTATAAAGGACGCAAAGTAACTCTTAACAAGCCTAGGCGAATCGCAAAAGGCGAAACGTCTTATGGCAAGAAGAAGTCAGCTGTTTATGTAATGGATGGTGACAGAGTTAAGCGTGTTACTTTTGGCGACCCGAATATGCGTATTAAGAAAAATCAAAAAGGTCGCAGGAGCAACTTCCGCTCCCGTCACAATTGTGACACTCCTGGGCCAAAAACAAAGGCACGATATTGGTCGTGTAAGGCATGGTAATATGGCCGCACTGAGCAAGCTAGTGAAACCAATTACCAATAATGTATCAGACTTTTTAAAAAGCCTTTCTGATAAATATGTATATCACTCTGGGTCTTTTAAAGATGAAGGGTCTTTTAAAAGTGTTGCTGAAAAAGGTCTTGTTCCATCAGAGGGAAAAGACAGCTCTGGAGTTTATATGGCTTATAGTCCTGATGGAACTTACTATCACGTTTCACCAGAAGAAGCTACAACTTTCAGAGCACCCATAAGCCCTATACTTGAAGACTATGGCCTTTATAAAGACACCCCATCAGGAGTTCAATATGATGCTGAAGAGCTTATTGTTCCTGGAGCTGTTAGGCCAGATCTTTTAGAAGTTAAAGTTGGAGATAGGTACTTCCCAGTATCACAAGTTAATGAGGTTGTTCAAAAAGTTGGGCTTCCAACAGCAAAACAATTAATCGGGAATGTTGATTGATGGCCAAAGCAGCAATTAAAAAAGTAGCTAATGCAGAGATCCGCGCAGCAAAGAGCTTCCTTGAGAAGCGAGGCATAAAGTCTGATGAGGTCAGCCCACGCAAGTTTGCCAAAGCTGCAAAAGAGCTAGACAAAGGTTTTCAAGAGACATTAAAGATACTCGCTCGTGAGTTATCAGGAGGTCAAGTGTAATGGCAAAACAATTACAATATATGGATGCCCTTGGCCCAACAATCGCAAAAGCAAGGTTTGCTGCTGAAGGTGGAGATGTTGCCGCTGAAGAAGCTCGGTTGATGAATCCTGATTATGTTGCTCCTGGAGTTATGGAGCAATCCACAGGCACACTTCAAGAATACACCCCAACCATGCGCGAGAATGCAGAGTCAAAAATAGCAGGTGCTCTTGAGAACATAGGCATGTCAAAGCAATCCGCAAGAGACTCAGCCATAGGTTTCACAGGCACAATGGACTCAAGCAGAGGTGGCTTGGGAGTTGGGGTTCTTGATTTTGCTGCACCATTCTCAATCCCAACAGCAGTTCAAGAAGCAGGTCGCGAAGTTAAGGCAATACGCAATGACCCTAATTCAAGCGGAACAGATTATATTTTCCCAGCACTAACAGTTGGTTTAAGCGTGGCAGAATCATTGCCTTTGGCCAAAGCAGCAACTGCACCACTCAAAGCCTTCATTAAGAACTTAGCTGCAAAATCAAAGCCTGTCGCAGAACCGTTGAAGCTGATGAAGCAAAGTCGTGGCTTAAAAACTTAGTGAAAGAATCAAAATGAGCAAGCTAGCAAAACTTATAAAAGAGCTTTCCCCAGACGCGATACGTTGGGCAGAGTCAGTTGCTGCTAAGCTCTCAGGCAAGCCAGAAGACTTTGTTCGCTATCCGACGACAACTGAGCAAGTAATATACAGGACAGGTGAAAAGCTCGCTAATCTTGAAAGGCTAGCTCCTCAGATGCTAGACATCTATGATGATAGAGCTTTGTATGAAGCATTAGATGAAGCCAAGAAAGGTCGCACTGATGTTGGGTTGATTGCTCCTGATACTTTCCGCAAGGCTGCAGCAGAGATAAATACAGACGACCCTTACATACGCGACATGGTTGCCAAAAAAGTTCAAAACTTACAAGACTTGCGCCAGTCTGGGATACGCTTCTCGGATGTTCCTTTTTTAGGATACCAAGAACCTTATCCTGGGGTAGCTCAAATTTTCTCTCATGAAGGTCGCCACAGATCCAGAGCACTCGCAGGTGAAGGCGAACCATTGCAACTTGTCAGGATGCGTCCTTATAGAGCATCTTATGAAGGGGAAACAAATGCCCCTCTTATGACGGAAATGGATCCGAACACCCAGATATACTCTGAAGTCAGCACAATGCAAGAAAACAGTGGCGGCAAGCCAATAGGTTCTCTTGGCGAGCTAATTAAATTTTTAGGACTTGGGGCTGTCGCAGTTCCTGGAGCACTGTCTCAGATGGGTGAAAAAGATGGCTAGTAAACTTGTAAGAGCTTTTGTTGAGAGTCTGGCGAAAAAGGTCTATATGACTCCTGAACAGGCAACTTCAACATATGCTCAAAAAGCAGCAAAGATAGTCAAAGAAGATCCTAGGTTTTTAAAACTTTACGATGAAGAAGATATCGGCAGTGCTATATATAGTTCAAGAACAGGAGAGGCTAATCTTGGCGTGATGGCTCCTGAGAAATTCCTCGAATTGGCTGCACAGATGCCCACTGATAAAAAAGGCTATGAGTTTATAAGAGAAACAATTGACCAGAAAAAATCAGATATAGCAGAAGGCACCCCAAGACAACAATTTACATTCCCTACTTTGGGCATGAGATTAAACCCCAAAGACAACTCTTTATTTGTCAACATGCATGATGGCAGACACATTAACACAGCAATGAAAGAGATGGGCTATCCAAAAGGACTTGTTGAGATTGTCCCTCAATACAAAACACCAAACCTAAAAACAATGTCCCCAGACACCCCAGTTTACAGTGAAGAATCATTTATTGATGATGTTGAGATTCCCAGCAAGCAAGTCGGGACTCTTGGCGAGCTTGTTAAATTCCTAGGATTAGGAGCTGTTGTTGCTCCTGGAGCTTTGTCACAGTTGACTGATAATCAAAAAGGAGATAAGGTTGCTGAATAGAGTTGGTTTTGCATCCTCGCTAACAAAGAGGATACAACACGAAAACAAACTTAAAAAGAAAGGAGCCAACAAGATGTATGGCAAGAAAAAGGGTAAAGGTGGAAAGAAAAAATAAAGACGCAACTGTCTTTGTCACAGGCGTTTCCATGTCAGGGAAGGTAAAAGATGACGACAATAGAGCTCCTGAAGGCGATCAAACGCAATCTGAGGGAGAAGCGATCGGCGATAGCCGAGAAGATGATTGAAGGTCGGGAGTCTGATTTTCAATCATACCAAAAGGACGTTGGCATTGCACAAGGATTAGAAGATGCTTGTGCAATAATCGACGAAACATTAAAACAAATTGATGAAGAGGATGCATAACATGTCTCATCCGCATGCAATATACACCGATGAAGAAAATAAAGCGACCATCGGTTCTCACCAACTTCCAATACCAATGAATTGGAAAGTCCTAGTCCAGCCCAATGAAACCAAAAAAGAGACCAAAGGTGGAATAATCCTGCCTTCAATCTCAAGAGACAATGAGAGTTATCTCACTGCTCATGGAACAATTGCAGCATTGGGCGAACTTGCTTATCATGATAGAGATACTGGCCAGCCTTGGAAGATGTCAACACGTCCACAGGTCGGCAATCGTATCACCTATGGAAAATACGCAGGTCAAAAAATTGTAGTTAATGGTGTTAGCTTCCTTATATTGAATGATGATGAGATTACATCCATTCTTCCTGAGGGTGCTGAGATTACTGGCTACTTACCAACTTGAGGTGAATAACATGGAAAACACCACCATGGCTGAAAAAGAACAGCTGGAAATTGTAGAAGAAGAAATCAAAGATGCCAAGCGAAGAGCTGGCGAAGAAGATTTTGAAATTGAAATAACTGACGAGCCAGAGGCTGATGATGAATTGGTCGCAAAGCAGGAACCAGAAAAAGAAGAGGATCCTGAGTATGGCGAGAAAGTTCAAAAAAGAATTAAGAAGCTTGTTGATCAAAGACGTGAGGCTGAATTAGAAGCCAAAAAACAGCAAGAGCAAAATGCTCAACTTGCAGCTCGTCTTGAGAGGCTTGAGAAAGGCTCCCAACATCAAGCTGAAAATGCATTCCACACTCGCTATGAGCAAACAAAATCTGCATTGGCCAAAGCCATTGAAGAAGGCGACACTCAGTCCCAACTTGATTTCTCAGAGCAAATGGCAGACATGCGTGCAGCTATGCGCATAGCTGAAATGCAAAAGCAAACAGCGCAACAGCAACGCACAGCATCACCAACAGTTGGTCGTGCTCAACAAGCTGCAGAAAACCCAGCACCTGCAAAGGCAATGTCTTGGTGGGAAAAGAATCGTTGGTTCAATTCTGCTGGTTATGAGCGAGAAACTGCTGCAGCTCGTGCAATTGATGTTCAATTGGATCTTGAAGGAAACGACAAGAATTCAGAAGAATATTACGATTTGTTAAATAATCGTTTACAAAAAATGTTTCCCGAGTTAAGCTCAGGAGGCGAAACAAATAAGCCTAGAGTAAAAAGCAGATCACCAGTTGCGCCAACTGCAGGCGGCTCTCAGGGTTATAAAGGGAATAGGGTTCGCATGTCACAAGACCAACTTAGGATGGCTAGAGAACTTGGTATTACTGATGAAAAAGGACTCAAAGCATATGAGGCCGAAATCAAAAGACAAGCAAGGAGCTAATCATGGCTGAGAAAAGAAATGTGCGTGCAAATGAATCCCGTTCAAATATCCGAGAAGATGAGGCTCGTCCTCAAGCTGCTTGGTCTCCACCGTCACTTTTGGATGCGCCTGAGGCTCGTTCAGGAATGACACAGAGGTGGGTTGCCACCTCTATTCAGGGTAAGGATACCCCAGACAACGTCTTCAAGCGTATGCGTGAAGGTTGGAATCCTCGCCCTGCTGATACTGTGAAAGATAAGAGATTCCCAACTATCAATCACGGCCAATGGGAAGGTTGCATTGGAATTGAAGGAATGCTGCTTTGTGAAATGCCTATTGAACAGCATAAGTCTATGAAAGACTATTATGCAAATAGGAATTACGAGCAGAACGAATCACTTTCAGGTGACCTAGATGCACTAAATCGTTCAGGTGGTCCAAGAGTTTATCAAACTCGCGAATCATCTGTTTCAAAAGGCCGCAGAGATCTTGCGGCTATGGAAGACTAAAAACTCGTGAAGGAGTGAAAAAATGGCAAATGTTGATGCTGCCTTTGGGTTCGTCCCAGTTCGCCACATGAGCGGTAATATTCCACGTGCAAATAAATACACCATTGCTTCTGGTTTAGCGGAGAATATCTTCACAGGTGATCTTGTTATTATTATTAATACAGGTCTTCTGACCCCGCACACAGCCACTGAAGTAAATAATATTGGTGTATTTGCAGGTGTTTCATATACCGCTGCAGATGGCTCTTATGTGTATAGCCAGTATTGGCCATCAGGCACAACTGCTACAAATATCGTAGCATATGTGTATGATGATCCATATACTGTTTATAAAGTTCAGTCAGCTGGAACTCCAGCCCAAACTAATATCGGCAACTGTGCTGATGTTGTTGCGGGTGCAGGTTCCACTACAACTGGTCAGTCAGGTTTTGAAATTTCAGGAACCATGGCTGCAGGTGCTGCAACTTGTAAAATTCTTAGTCTTTATGAGGCTCCTGATAATGCTTTCGGCGCAAACGCCATTATGGAAGTTATTATTAACGAGCACCTCTTAAAAGACTCAGCTGGTATATAGGAGGGTTTGAAAAATGGCTATGAATAGAGCACAATTTGCGAAAATGCTCGAGCCAGGATTGAACACCCTGTTCGGTCTTGAATATGCTTCTTACCCAGCTGAATATGAAGCTGTGTTTGAATCAAATAGCTCAAATAAAGCATTTGAAGAAGATGTTTTGTTGACAGGCTTCGGTGCTGCTCCAACTAAAGATGAAGGTGCGTCTGTTTCTTATGACTCAGCTTCTCAGCAGTGGACAGCTCGTTACCAACATGAGACAATCGCTTTGGCATTCTCAATTACTGAGGAAGCTGAAGAAGATGGTCTTTATGGGTCAATTGCTTCTCGTTACACAAAAGCACTAGCACGCTCAATGGCCTCTACTAAAGAGATCAAGGCTGCTAATGTTCTTAACACTGCGACAAGTGCATCGGGTGGTGATGGTGTTTCACTATTAAATACAGCCCACCCAACACAGAATGGCACCCAGAGTAACACACTTGCTACTGCTGCTGATCTGTCTGAGACTTCATTGGAGTCAATCCTTATCAACATTGCTGACATGAAAGATGATCGTGGTCTGCGGATTGCTGCTCAAGGGACAATGCTTATTATCCCAACAGCATACACATTCGTAGCAGAGCGTCTTCTTGAGTCTCAGCTGAGAACAGGAACAGCTGACAATGACATCAACGCTATTAAGTCTGGCGGCTATCTGCCTCAGGGTTATCACGTGATGCGTCGCCTGACTGATTCAGATGCATTCTTCGTTAAGACGGATGTTCCTGATGGTCTTAAGATGTTCCAGCGTTCACCTATGAAAAAAGGTGTTGAAGGTGATTTCGAAACTGGTAATGTTCGCTACAAAGTTCGTGAGCGTTACAGCTTCGGAGCAACTGATTGGCGCGGAATCTTCGGCACAGAAGGTGCTGCATAAAATAATATGGGGGAAGGCAAAAGTCTTCCTCCTAACTTTTCCTGACAACTCCATCGGGGGGTTGACACTAGCCACGACAGGAGATCCAAATGGCTAATACTACTTTCACTGGACCAGTGCGTTCAGAAAACGGATTCACAGTTGTTTCCAAAGATGCAACATCTGGTGCTATCACTGATGTAGCTTCAATAGCTTCTACAGGCATTGTAACAAATAAATATGTAAAGCATGTTGGCTTTGCCACTGGTGTTACTGTTAACACAACTGCAGGTGACAGCCCAACCATTGGTGAGTTTACTCAGCCAGCAAACACAATCATCACAAACATTAAGATATTTTGTGACACGGCTCCCGTCATTGGAACTGGTGACATTGGTTATGAAGTTGGTACATCCTCTTCGGGCGCACAAATTGTTGCGGCAATTGCAGACGAAATCCTAGATGGCGGTACAACAGTTGTCGTTGGAAACGTAACAACTACTACCTTGGTTGCTACTACTCAAAACGCCGCCACAGCCCCTATC